CCCCTGTCACCATATTTTAAGCGATACCATCTCCAATTCTGAAGTTCAGGTGTCATCAACTGCCCACAAGTCTTGCAGTGAATTACTTCTGCAAGCTTCCGGTTGACATACTCCTCGTCATAAATGTCCGCCATTACCTCATCTGCTTTCTAAGTGCTTCAAACCGTTTCCGCTCATCCTCAAGTTCCTGAAGCTCAACATGGCTTCTGTTCATCGACAGGTGATTCATTCTGAGCGGTTTGCTTGGGTTGCCAATATAAACAACCCCAGGCTCAATCCGACTGCGAGAGTGAACAACCGTACCCATGCCAAGCATGGTGTAGCTGCCAATGACGCTGTACTGATGAACCGAAACGTTTAAGCCTAGATTTGCGTTTCGCATAACGTGGCAATGTCCAGCCAAGAGCGCAGAGTTCGCAAGCGTGACGTTCTCTTCAAGAAAGCAATCGTGCGCCACATGCGAGCCAGCCATCAGATAAGCAAAGTCACCCACTACAGTTTGCCTCGCAATTCCAGCGTGAACCGTCACATATTCTCGAATCACTGAGCCTTTGCCAATCTTCACGCCCATCAGCTTGCGTCTGCTGCGGTGTTGTGGGGCAGAGCCAATGACTGCGCCAGGGTAGATTTCGCAGTTTGCGCCTATGTCCAGTGGCCCGTACAGGCAGACATTCGGTCCAATCTTAACGTCTTTGCCAAAGGTAACGTCACCTTCAACGTGAACAGTTGAGTGAATGTTCATAGCCAGTGCGCCATCAATTCAGGTTCAATATTTGGTGGCTTGGGATTACCGTGAAAGTAAACGATTCGCGCCTTGCTTCGTTCCTCTGGCTGGTGTGTCCAGTGGACTTTGTAGCTTTGAATCTGATGCTCAAAGACTTGGTCGAGCCTTGTGGCGTTAGAACAGACAACACGAAGAAAAGCCATCTCACTTGGCAGGTTTTTGTAGGTGTAGTTGATTCCAGAATCCGCTCGGTGCTGCCAAAGTTTCCAGATTCGTTTGACTTCAGCGGCTGAGAATAAGCCGATCCCGTTGCAGATAGTGTGAGGTTCAAATGGGTCAGTCAGTAGCCCACATTCACCTCGCCAGTTCAAAAGTTCGTCAATGTTTCCGGTAATCAGCGTATCCAATCCAACGATAAATCTGCGGCCTTTGCCTAGTCCTGGTCGAAACGCTTCCATGACACAAGCCCAGCCCAAGTCCTGACAGTCGAGGGCAACTTGCGTGACGGTTTCGTTAAACTGATATTCTCGGTCCGTCAGGCATATCAGCTTGTGGCTCTTGCTGGTGTTGCGCTTGATCGCTCGCGCTAACTTGTCCACCCACTCTGGCGAGTATCCGGCATTCGCTGAATAACTCGGCAAGTGCTTTTCTTTGCCGTTGAATAGAATGCAGACAATGTCCATTAAGCCGCCACCTTTCGCTGCTTTGGATTCATGATTTGCTTGCGCCAATAAGCGAAGTTTTTAGGCCACTGTCTGCGAATGGCAAGCTCGCCCACATACTCGAAGTCAAGCCGCTCTGCTTCGTAATCTGAGCCAGAAACAAAAATCACAAACCACTTCGCTACATTCTTGCTCGTTCGCTTCTTGATGCCGTAAGGTCTGCCGCTTCTGTCTCGCACCACGAAATAGCTATACTTCGTTTTTTTCTTAGCCATGCTCTTGGCTGTTGTGTTCTGCATGGCGTCAGGATTCGCTTGCAGATAACTCAGCATTTGCGTGATGGAGCCTCTGGTCAGGTTGCCGTATTTGTCGAGTCTTGCCTCTTCGGATGGGACGGCATACCAGTTTTTGGGCAATGCGCCAATCCGGTAAAGTGCTTTCTCAAATCGCTTGTGTTCTCGGTCCTGTCCAGTGATATGCGGTAACAGGATTTCTTCTGCCGTCAGCGAACTACCAACAACGCCTTTCAGATCCTTCGCGTACACTCTGCCGTTCTGGTCTTTGATGGAATATTCGACAAAGAGTGAACCTCTGCGTCCTGGCTTCTTTTTGTTCTTCGGCACGATGAAAGGTGTTGGACGATCAAAGACGTCTTCCATTTCTTCGTAGAGTGCAAAGCGAACGTCAAACAAAGTGTCGCGTACTGCCTTGCCTACAGCATCCGGCATTTTCTTAGCGACTTGTCGCAGGTACTGCCTTGGGATTTTTAGTCCGGTGTCGCCTTTCAGTGGCATGGGCTATTCTCTGGCAAAGTTTACATGCTTTGAAATCATTGAAGAAAACCTTCGTGTTCGGTTTGTGCGTTTGGCAGGATTCGCAAAAACGCATGGACGGTTTTTGTTTTAGCTTTTCAAGCCTCTCTTCTAAGCGTTCGCTCAGAGGCTTTCTTCTTTCTAGCAAGGTGTAAAGCTTCACGTTCGGCTTCCTCTCTGGTTAGTCCACCATCGAATTGCATGATTGCGGCTCGTTCTTCAAACCAGACGTACAGGTCAGGTTCTAAGAAACGAAGTCGTTCAATCTCATGAAAAAGTTTTTCATTCATGAGGCGCAGCGTCAGGCGAGCGTCCGTAAATCGCCATTATTGCTTTTGATTGAGCAAACCTGCTTCGCGTGGATTGCCAGCACCTGCTGTGTCTTTCCCTCAGTAGTTTAGAAAGACAAAGATTGCCAATCGTCACGCCTCAAAATCCTTGTAAAGCCTTGAACCTGTTGCGCCTTCCTGTCCTTGATACTTTCCTTGATACGGTTGAGCGGTTGGTTCGTCCAACTGGAAAAAGACAATTTGGCAAATCCTCACGCCTGCTTTCAACAGGATTGGCTTTTCTGATTGGTTGTAGAGCTCAAGAGTGATCTGGCCTTGAAAACCAGAATCGACAAAGCCAGCATTTTGAATCTGTAAACCCAACCTTCCCACTGACGAGCGACCAGCCACAAAAGCCGCTAAGTGATTCGGCACACTGATTTTTTCCTGAGTTGAAGCCAGAACAAACTTCGAAGGTTCGAGCAAAAAGTCTTCAGTCTGAACATGCTGGTAAACGGATTCAGAATCCAAGAACAGAAACTTCTGCTTCACGCCCAACTGAGCGAAGGTGTTGCCTAAGTGCAAATCAACAGAGCAAGGCCCAACCTGGGCGAATCGTGGCAAATGCCCCAACTCTTTGAGTCCATTCAAGGTTTGGTGAGAGAGAATCATAAATCCGCCCAATCAAAGTCTTTGTCATTCTGTGAATAAATCCGAATCAGTCCGGTTTCTCCCCAGCGCTTTGAAGCGTGAACGTCCCAGACTTGCTTGTCTTCGCTGAGTAAGGCGTCAATCAGTGCCTTCAAGAGATTGTCAATGTCAGCGGTTTGTCTATGCGGTTTGCCGTTCATTGCTTTCTTTTTCTTGAGGCTCCAGCTTTTCGGCATGGGCAAAATGAATTCAACGGCAAAGCTGTCTGGAAGGTGAAACTTTTGTGTGTGAGCTTGAAGCCGTAAGGTGTCGCAGAAAACCCGATAGCGCAAAACCTCCGGCCTGACTCGCCACTTATCAGAGCGACTTTGACGAGGTTTCGGAACAGGTGAAACATGAAACGTGATCAAGCAGCAACCGTTTTGACTAACTTCGCAAAATATTGGCTTGGTGAATCGGTTTTGCTCGGTTTGTCGACTTTCAAAGGTGTCTCGTCTTTGGTTGTCCAGCGAACGATTGAGTCTGAATCCAGCCAGAAGCCAAAAGGTGCGCGACCAATCGCATGAAAGAACTTCTGGCCTCCGCATGGGTCCAAGCGTTTTCCTGTGGCTTTTAGTTCTGCTTCCTTGATAAGCCACTCGTCTGGTGTCTTACAAGCTTGGGTTCGGTTGCTCTTCTGCCGTTGTGCGTAGCTGCGAAAGACAGCAACGGTTGGCAAGAAGTCACTCTTGAACTCTTTGACCATCCGGTTGAAGCCTTCTTCGATTTGCTCTTCACTCAGATCATCCAGACCAATCTGCCAAGCTTGTGCGAGTTCTTGGCTTGGCTTGGCTTTATAAATTGCGCTTAGTTTGCGTAGTAGCTCGACGGACTGCATTGACTTTCTCCTTGCGTAAGTTGCTGTTGAATCAAATCCCATTCGTCAGGTTGGTTGCTAGGTGAGGCTCGGCTTGGTTCCTGGTGTTGTTCAATCAAGTCTGCGACTAGAAAGCGTTCAGCGTCCTTGGTGTAGCTGTCGCCACATTCTGCGAGGTAGTGCTTGGTTGCGATTTGAATTTCAGCAACGCTGAACTTTGCCAGCAGCTTCTTGAAGTTCTCAAAGGCTTTGGCTTTGCGTCCTGGCTTTCTGGTTGCCTTTGCTTTCCAATCGT